GGTCAGTAGACAATGTCTTCCGGGAAGCACAACTTATCAAGTTATGCGTCGAGGCTACGTACGGCCTCGCACCTGTTTTCCAAGACAGGTAAGATGAGCACGGACTCCGTGCCGGGATTCTCTCCCGACAAAGTACGCGCCTCTCCCAGGAACGGGGAGGTGGAGAACTTTTGTGCGAGGCTGAGGGCAGTCTTGCACGTCTTCGTTCAAAGCGAGGCCGTTCTTGATAGCTTCGAGGATCAGGTGTACTGTTATCTGAATCTCGAGGCCGTCGGCTTCATGCGACGTTCGAAGTTGTTCTGTGTTTTCTTCCGGGCTGAATACCTGGGAGAGAAGGATGGGACAGATTATGAAGGGCTCCGTTTTTCGGGAGCCTTTCGGCGCTGGATGCGATCCCGGTTCAGGTTCACCGAAAAGAACACCAGCCTGTGGGGGGCTTTTTACCTCATGAAGAACTGCGCCCGACCGGCTCCTCGGGACATCGTGACGGACGCGCTCGTGGACCACGCGATGGCGGTTCAGAAGCCCGACACCGCTCGGTCGGAGGACGTTGAGCGGGCCGTCGAGGCATTAGAGCCGACGCTCCAACAGCTCGACGAGCTGATTGGTCCTCTGGGGGGCGAGCGGTGGTTCCTTGACCAGACATGTGAGATCTCTGTGCCCATGACGGCGAGCTACTCGACTCCACAGTCGATGGGCGGGCTCGCCGGCGAGGTTTACGCGCACATGCGCGGTGCGCCCTTGCCGTACGAGTCGGACCTCAGCCTCGAGGAGTCACGGGAGAGACTCGAGTACCTTGATTGGGCAGCCAACGACGAGTTGGAGCGCGCCCGCGAGGAGTATGGCGAGCACCCGTGCGTGTCCTTCTCGATCACGCACCCCTTCGAGAAGAGGTTCAGCCCGAAAGTTCCGGTATTTGATCCGAACAATCTGCTGGACGTGCAGCTCTTACGTGGTCAGGCCCACCGCGTCGCCGTGATCGAAGGCCATTGCGACCGCTGCGGTTGGCAGCTGCCGGTTGGTGAGAGGGTCCCGACTGATGGCTTCTGTCCGAGCTGTTCGATCGATATATGTAAGACCGAACTCCCGTGGCACTGGGGATGGCGTTCGGATCTCGTCGTCGGCGATCGCTGGTGGGAAGGTGCAGAACTCGTCACCATCGAGCCAAAGTCGGTTTGTAACCAGTCAATCCGACGACAACTCGAGCGCCATGAGTCTTGGCTCTCGCGCGATGTGCCTGCCTGGTGCACCCCCAGTTATCACGACTACGCGCGACACGTTACTGATATCCAGGAGGAGTCCCTCGAGCATGTCGAGGTGATCACGGACGGTCGGGACTATGAATACGTGATTGGCGAGAGGTTCCCAGTCATGCGAGCAAAGTATCGCAGCCTCGTCAAGTGGTGCCTACGTCGGTGCGAATACCAGCTGTACCTTTCACGCCCGTGGCCGGCGAGGGTCGTCGCCGTGACAGAGCCCTTGAAGGTCCGGGTCATCACGGTGGATCCGATGCCTGTGAGTCTCGTGACGAGCCTCTGGCAGAAGATCGTGCACGGGGCTATGCGTCAGATTCCGGCGTTCCGCTTACTTGGACAGTCTCCCAGAGCTTCCGACTTGGAGACTCTCTGGGTCGAGGCCGAAGGCCGCGACGGCTGGGGGTCCTCCGATTTCAGCGGGGCGTCGAATGGGACGCCAGCTCTTTTGCGTGACGCCATCAATTCACGTATCGGGCGAGGAAAGCCTGGATGGTTCCGAGTGGCGGGGTTGACCGGCAATAGTGCGGCGAAGCTTGAGTATCCATTCGCTGTCGCTGTGAAACTCTTGGCGAGGACAGGTCAGCCTTATGCGCTCCAGGTTCGTGGCACTCTTATGGGCCGCAAGACGTCCTTTCCGATATTGAGCCTTGAGGTCGCCGCGGCACATTTGCTCGCGAGAGGAGATGGGGAGCTACGCGGCGTACTCATCAATGGAGACGACCGTCTAGCGATGACGAGCAGAGCGTTCGAAGAGCGCTTCTGGGTGGAGTGCGGGCGGTTGCAATTCGGCCGATCAAAGGGGAAGAGTTACTTCCATCCGGTCTATGCGAACATCAACTCCCAATCCTACCACGTCGTTGGTGGCGTGGCCCGTTTTGTACCGACGCTAAAGTGCGGTTTGCTTGTCGGCCAGAAGAAGCTCGATGAGGTCTTTGACCCATGCACAGTCGTCACGACCCTGCTCGATTCCTGCAAGACTCACACGATGGAACATCGTGTGATGCGTGTGTTCCTGACGCTCCATAAGCCCCTGCTACGAGTCAAGCTTGGGGGCCGTAGCTTGTACGCGTCAACCAGCGTAGGCGGCATGGGCCAGCGGAGGCCGGGTTGGTCAAGCCGCTTCGGCTACTGGAAGTGGTCGTATGGGCAGAGGGACGAGTGGGCTCACCGCTATGCGGACGCCGTCGTGGCTGTCGGCCGTGTCAGGGCGTTCGACTATCGGTACGATCTCACTAGACCCGACTGGTCGTACTCGAAGGACCCTCTCGACCCGGTCGGGAGACCCGACCCGTGGAAGTGGAACAAGCCCTGTACGGAGTACGATCTGAGTGTGTACACACTCTTCGACCGGGCGATCATTCGACCGGAGATAAAGGCCTATATGGACCTCGCAGGACCAGTCCGCCTCCCCCTGAGCCTTTTCCGCAACGGCCGCTGGGTCCCAGATGCGCTACAGCTGGCGCCTGAGGCTGACCTTCCAGAGATACGGGAGCGCGTTGCGGAGTTGGATAGCCTACCGAATGTGGGAGGCGGTCGCGGGTGCCTGTCGCCAGAGCTGTATGAGGAAATGCTCGAGCGTACAGGTGGCGTGCTGGACGACGCCGAGGTTTTCGACTGTCGCTCCCTCATGTCCGCGCCTTGGGCGCGCGTACGGATGACCTTGAGTATTGAGGACCTCGTCGTTGTTCCGAC